CTGAACTTCGTCGCTATGACAATAACAGAAGCAAAAATGTAAACATTAAACTTAAAACAAAAAAGTAATGACAAAAATTGCTTTAATAACCGATAGTCATTTTGGTGCCAAAAATGACGATCAAAATTTTGCAAACTTCATAAATGAGTTTTATGAGAAGCAATTTTTTCCATATCTTCTAGAGAATAACATTAAACATGTTATTCATCTAGGAGACATTATGGATAGGAGAAAGTTTGTTTCTTATTTGACGGCAAAACAGTTTCGTCAAATCTTTGTTGAGAATTTAAATAAATTTAATATTAAAGCTGACCTGATTATAGGCAATCACGATACTTTTTTTAAACATACAAATTCACTTAACTCCATGAGGGAACTTGTAGGTAATAAATTCGACAATATAAAGTATCATGATAGTGTAATCGAATTGAACGATAAAATTATTTTGATTCCTTGGATAAACGATGAAAATAAAGATTACGTTTTTTCAACTTTAAACAAAACAAAATGCAAGCTTGTTTTTGGACATTTTGAAATTCAAGGCTTTGGCATGTATAAAGGAATAATAAACAATGACGGAGTATCTTCTGACGTTTTTTCTAATTTTGATATGGTTTTCTCTGGTCATTATCACCATAAATCCACCAAAGGTAATATTAGCTATTTGGGTGCGCCATATGAAATTACTTGGTCAGATTATGATGATGATCGCGGCTTTCATGTTTTTGACACTGATACTTATCACTTAGAGTTTATCAAAAATAAATCCAAATTATTTCATAAGATTTTCTACAATGACAGCAAATTGTCTTTTGATAAGATACAGGACATGGATTTCTCTTCTTTGAAAAACAAATACGTCAAAGTTATTGTTTCTGAGAAACAAAACCCTTACGTATTTGACATGTTTATGAATAAACTAGAATCGTTTGGACTTGCTGACATTCAGGTTGTCGATGACCATAAGCATCTTGATATTGTAGAGGAATATGATATAATAGATGAGTCAAGCGATACTTTATCAATAATAAACGGTTATATTGATAATAGAAAAGAATTAAACGATGTTGATAGGATTAAAAAAATCATGAGCAATTTGTACAGAGAATCCATCAGCGAATGAAAATCATTTTTAAGAATATAAGATGGAAAAATTTTCTTTCTACTGGAAATTCTTTTACAGAAATTGATTTTATCAAACACAAATCCAATCTTGTGATTGGAGCCAATGGTTCAGGTAAATCGACCATGATGGATGCTCTGTGTTTCTGCTTGTTTGGAAAGGCTTACAGAGACATAAACAAGAGCGACCTTATAAACACCATTAACAATAAAGAACTTCTCGTAGAGTGCGAATTTACAGTATCTAATGTAAATTATAAAATTCAAAGAGGCCAAAAACCAAACATATTTAAAATATTTGTCAACGATGTTCTCCTACCCCAATCGGCACAGAGTGGAGATCAGCAAGAGTATTTGGAAAATACTATTCTTAATGGATGGAATCTAAGAACTTTCAAACAAATTGTTGTCATTGGAAACGCAAACTATGTTCCATTTATGCAACAGTCTGCTTCAGTAAGAAGAGACATGGTCGAAGAACTTCTTGATATCAAGATATTCACCTCTATGGCAACAAAACTTAAAGACAAAATGGCACAGACCAAAACGTCACTTTCTGATAAAGAAAAAGATATTGTAAATTGTAAAAACAATATTGATTCCATGAATAGATTGATTGATACTATAAAAACTAATAACAAATTGGTTATTGAAGAAAAAGAAAAACAAATAACAGATCTTTTGGACAAAGAAAAAAGTCTTCAAAAACAAATTAAACCAATTGACGAAACAATAACACTCTTGAGCAAGGAAATCGACTCATCAAAGAAGAAAAAGCTTGAAGACGCCCTAAGAAAAATGGACATGAAGGAAAGAGAGATTGAAGTTCTCAAGGACCATTTAAAAAAACAAAATAAGTTCTTTGAGACGAATGAAATGTGTCCTACTTGCTTGAGGGATATAGATGAGTGTTATAAACAGGAAATTGTAACTTCTATCGTTAATGATATTAAGACTCAAGACAATTTTCTGGATCAAATAGAAGCCAAGTATATGGAGATGAACAGCAAGCTAAAACAGTTCAATGAAAAAGAAAAAGAACTTGATAAATTGCAAAATGAAAAAAAATCGATCAAGAACAAAATTGAAATCATAACAGGAAATATTGAATATATCAAAAAAGATATAAACAAGTTGAATGAAAAAAATAAATTTAATTCAGTTGATATGGCTTTGATTAATGAACAGAAAGAGCAGTTGAAGGTTTTTGAGTCAGAAAAAGAAGAATTTCTCAAAGAGAAAAATGCAGAAGAAACTATTCTTTCTTTTCTTAAAGATGGAGGTATTAAAACACAAATCATTAAACAAAACATACCCGTTCTGAATAAGCTTATCAATAAGTATCTTGCTGCGATGGATTTCTTTGTTAACTTTGAAATCGATGAGCAATTCAATGAAACCATTAAATCAAGATTTAGAGATACGTTCAAATATTCATCTTTCTCAGAAGGAGAGAAGCTTAGAATCGATTTGTCTATTCTTTTCGCTTGGAGATTCCTTGCAAAGATGAGAAACTCTTTGAATTCAAATCTGTTAATTCTAGACGAAATATTTGAATCTTCTCTGGATTCTAACGGAACAGATGAACTTTTGAAAATATTAAAGGAATTAGATGAAGACACAAAAGTTTTCATTATTTCTCACAAGTCAGATCAACTGTTTGATAAATTTGATAATGTAATCAAGTTTGAAAAACATCAGTCATTTTCAAGGATGGTCTAAATGGAATTCACATACACCGCTCCAGTTATAAAAACACAAGAGAATAAAAAGCAGGAATTTGAGAAAGCTTCTTTAGTTAGTTCTAATGATGAAATTTTAAAGGCCAAAATTCTGCCATTCGATTTTTCAAACCCTCCAGTTGATCCAATAGAGTTCGCTCATTTTCTTGTCAGGACTATGCTAGAACGCGGAGGAATAGGGTTGGCAGCAAATCAGATAGGATACCCCTATAGAGTTTTTGCCATGGCAGGAGAGCCTAATTTCGTCTGCTATAACCCAATTATAATTGGTCATGGAGATCAGGAAGAAAAAGCAAAAGAGGGATGTCTTTCCCATCATAATTTCTTCGTTAAAGTGAAAAGATGGAAATCAATAAAAACAAGATTTACCATGCCAAATGGAGAGGCTACTACAAAAGTTTTTGCAGGGCTAACAGCAAGAGTGTTTCAGCATGAATTGGATCATCTTGATGGAGAATCTATAAAAACAAGATCTTCTTTTTTGGATAGAGAAAAAGCGTACAAAGAAAAAATGAAGCTTGACAAAAAATAACAAAACACTATACTAATTGATGTGCTCCCGTAACTTAAAGGATAAAGTACGGCCCTTCTAAGGCTGAAATGGGGATTCGAGTTCCTCCGGGAGTGCCATAATTTGTGCGGATTTAAATATTATAAACAACGGTTCTGTGGTGTAACGGTTAACATGGTGTCCTTATAAGGCATAAGCACTAGATTGGTGCGCGATTTTGGTTCAAATCCAAACAGAACCACCATTCACAAAAGAAAATGAGTTTGGACTGATAGCTTAACGGTATAGCAATTGACTTTTAATCAATCGGTTGTGGGTTCGATTCCCACTCAGTCCTCCAACTCAGTATAAATAGACAACAAAAGGAAAGAAGCAAAATGAATAAAGAACCTTGGGGATATCATCTTCTTCTGGATTGTGCTTCAGGAGATATAGTAAAAATTACAAGTAAAAATAATATTGCAGAGTTTGTAAAAGAATTAGTAAAAAAAATTGACATGGTATCTTTTGGAGATTTGTGGATTGAAAGGTTTGCTACTCACGATCCAGACAAAGCAGGTATATCATTTGTTCAAATGATAGAAACTTCTAATATAACAGGACATTTTGTTGAAAAAAATGGAGATTTTTATTTAGATGTTTTTTCATGTAAGCCTTTTGATAAGGAAATAGTTGTTGCATTAACACAACAATATTTTTCTCCAAAATCAATAAGAATTAGACTTGTTGAAAGAGATGTTGCTTAATTAATATAAGCAAACAATCCCAAGTAGCACAGCGGTAGTTGCATCTGACTGTTAATCAGAGTGTCGTAAGTTCGATCCTTACCTTGGGAGCCATTTTTGCAAAAATACAACACAAATCATACGGATTGTAACATATATATTGTATATTTGATCAAAGATATGTCCATGGCAAAAATTGATTTATTTATTGTTGTATTTTTTATTTCTTTGTTGTGGATATCAACAAAAGTTTTAATATATTTTTGTATTCTTATTTTATTGATATTATTCATAAATAATTTTATTCAGTTGATTTATAAAAGGAATGGAAAAATATGAAAAATGTTATAGGAAGATGTTCTTTATGTGGAGGCACTGTTGTAGAAAAATCAGTGTTTACAGAACAGAAAAAAACAGTAATTGATATTGTATGCCAATCCTGTGGAGCAAAAAAGAAAAATCCTAATCAAATAGTAGAAATGCAACACGAAGACACAAGAATTCTATTGACAGATTAATATTCCTTGCATACATTAATAATGTAATTTGAAAGGATTTGTTATGAACATTTTTTATATTGACCAAGATCCCTTGATTTGTGCCTCGTATCATCATGATATTCATCTTCGAAAGATGATTGTAGAAACTGCTCAATTGCTATCTACAGCACATCATGTAAACGGTTCATCTGTTGATAAAGATCGTATCTATAAAATCACACATCTAAATCACCCTTCCAATATTTGGACTAGGACTTCAAAGGCCAATTATGAATGGCTTAATCGTTTGTTTGTTTGTATGCTTGTCGAGTATCAGTATCGTTTTGGAAAAAATCATAAATCAGATTTTCTTCTTGATGCCTTGAAAACAGCACCTGACTTTGACAATGATTTTGATTTTGCTCCTCCTCCACTTTGTATGCCAGATGCGTACAAGACGGATAATGCAGTTCAAGCGTACAGAAATTTCTATATTGCAGAAAAAAAGTTTGACAAGAACGGTAAGTTCATGGCAAGTTATACTAAGCGTAATCCTCCTGCATGGTTCTCTCAAGGAGAAGTATCATATTGAGTGTAGATTTTAATGATGAAAAAAAAGTAATAATGTTGATAGGTTTACCTTTAACCGGGAAAACCTATTTTTCTGAATATTTACAAAATAACTTTACAAAAAAATCACAAAAGTATATTGTAATATCATCTGATGACATTGTTAAGCTTTTTTCTAAAGTATTATTCATACCACACAATACCGTTTACAATTTAATTAAAAACTATCTTGATTACGCATTAGAAGTTCATACAACAGATTTTTTTGAAAAACATTCTTCTTCTTCGAATCCCATTATAAACAACGTAATTTGGGATGATGTTCATGCCACCAAGAAAGAAAGAATTGAAAAGCTTAAAATGGTTCCAGAATCTTGGAAAAAGATTGCCATTTTTTTTCCAGAGGCTTCGGATGAAGAGTTCAAACAAAGAAAAAAGATTTCTGAACAGGAATACAGATATATTTCTGATAAAAATTATTCTAAATTAAAAAGAAAAATGGAATATCCTGATCTAGAAGAAGGGTTTGACGTTGTTCATCGTGTCACAGATTTTAACTTTTAAATATTTTATTTTTGAAACTGTTTTTTGATTAAAACATGCATATATAACATAATGATTATGAGGTAATGATGTCTGATAGAACAACGCCTGATTGGAAACCTGATATTTTAGATGCTTTTGATGCTGATAATTCCTATGTCAAAAAAGGATTAAATGCAGAAAAACTTTACTATTCATGGGCTTTGTCTGCTTATGATAAGGTTGAAAATCATCAAGCAGATCAAGAAAAACAAAATCAAGGAATTGATTTTACAATCTACAAAAAAAAGTGGGGCGAAAAAAAATACACTGTAGATGTAAAGTCTGAATATTATGGTTCTTTTTTCAAAATAGATAATAGACCAAATGGTTGGTTAAGAAACCCTAAAAAAATATCTGATCGAATCGTTCAAGTTGATGTAAAGAACTCAAAAGCTATTGATTTTCAAAGAAAAAAAATGATTGAATATCTAGATTCAATCGGAGCAAATCCAGAAGTGCAAATAGACAATGAAATTACTGGACAAAGAAAAAATCTTGATTTTATCAAAATAAATTTGAGAGATAAAAATAAACTGCCCAAAGGTTTGATATTTCAGTATGAACTTAACGAAACAAATTTAAATGATTTTCTTAAAGAAAAGAAGGACTAAATGATGAAATATAAAGAAGACTTAGTTTTAGATGAAGTTAAAAAATATGTTGAAAAAACATATAAAGAGCATTATACATCAGATGATGGACTACAAGTTCTAGATGTTTGGAAAGCACTTGGAAATTTTGATACCTCATGCAGAGATGCTGCTTTAAAATATCTTTACAGGTTTGGAAAAAAGAATGGCTACAACAAAGATGATTTATTAAAAGCAATGCATTTTATTATGTATATGTACTCACATCATTTTCTCAAAGATAAAAAAACAACAGAGAAAAAAACAGACAATAAACATGGAAGCATTAAAACAACGGTAATCAATAAACAAGAACCAATAAAAACAAATTCAACCGTGATTATTGAAGATATTGCTGAAACTACTTTTAGGCAGACCATTTAAAATGCTTCATCCTTTAGGCCCTCATAATAGAGTTAGATTTACTAACGTAGATAATCTCAATGATGTTCAACCAAATTCTATTGATTTGAGAGTAGATAAAGTTTTTATTCCACAACAGAACGTATTTGTTTTATCGGAAGAAAAAAGAATACATAGAGGTTCAAAAGAACTTCCAACTAGAAGATTTCAAGATGAAGATGATTGGTGGTGTTTGATACCGGGGTTTTATGAAATCGTTTTTAAAAATGAAATTCGTTTGCCAAAAGGAGAAGCTGGGTTTGTAATTCCTCGTTCAACGCTGGTTAGGAATGGTATATACCTTGCTACAGGGCTGTATGACTCTGGATATGAGGGTATGATGGTATCAGGTTTACATGTAACCACATCTCCGTTCTATCTCAGAAGAAACACCAGACTAGCACAATTTCTTCTTTTTGAGGCAGAGACATTGAGAAAATACGATGGTGTTTATGGGTCCAGAAAGCAGCATGACAACGAAAAATATCAAGTTCGAAAAGCTGAAGGATGGGTAGATGGTAGGTCTCTTAAAAAGAAGAAGGAAGATGATTTGCCAGATGTTGAAGATGAAGATGAAGTTAAGCAAGAAACAAATAGTTCTGATGAACTAGAACAAATTAAAAAATTATTTTAGATAGGAGATTATATAAATGACACAACCCTTTGAAATTAAACTTGAAATCGATCAACTAAGAAAGAGAAAACTGTTTCTTGCAACTCCCATGTATGGCGGCATGTCAGCAGGAATGTACACTCGTTCTGTTGCGGATCTTTCTGCTCTTTGTGTACATTATGGAATTGAACTGAAAATGTATTTTCTTTTCAATGAATCGCTAATTACAAGAGCAAGAAATTATTGCTGCGATGAATTCATGCGTTCTGATTCTACTCATTTGATGTTTATCGATTCAGATATCGGGTTTAATCCTAATGATGTTATAGCAATGTTAGCTATGATGGGCGACGATTCTCCATATGATGTTTTGGCTGGACCTTATCCAAAGAAATGTATCTCATGGGAAAAGATCAAGACTGCCGTGGATAAAGGTTTTGCCGACCAAAATCCAAATCAACTTGAAAACTTTGTGGGTGATTATGTATTCAATCCAAAATCAGGAATGACACAGATTCCAATCGGTCAGCCTGTTGAAGTTTCAGAAGCAGGAACAGGATTTATGATGATCAAGAAAAAAACTCTTGAGAATTATAGAAAAGCCTATCCTCTTTTGGCCTACAAGCCAGATCATGTAAGAACAGAACACTTTGATGGTACAAGAGAGATTCATGCGTATTTTGATTGTGTTATTGACAGGGGCTATGATACAGGAGATTTGAAGAGGCTCATTGCAGATTTTAACAGTGGTAAACTGTCACCAGAACAATTGAAAGAAGTATCTCAGAAAATTTTCTCTGAAGAAGATAATAGATCAAAAAGATATCTATCTGAAGACTATAATTTCTGTTATTACGTTCAAAAAATGGGTGGGCAAGTGTGGTTCTGTCCATGGATGAGATTGCAGCATGTTGGAACTTATGTGTTTGGTGGGTCTCTTGCAGATTTGGCTGCTATTGGTGCACCAGCAACAGCAGATGGAAATGCCTTGAAAAAGCATATGGAAGCTGGTAAAAAGCAACCAACCCCTCTTCCGGGTCTAGGCGCACCTCTAAAATAAAGAGAAATATATTATGAAATTGAGTGATAGAACATTAAACATTCTCAAGAATTTTACAAACATTAATAATTCTTTGAGTGTGAAAAAAGGAAACATCATCACAACCGTCAATCAAGGAAAATCACTTCTTGTAAGGGCGGTTGTGGAGGAAAACTTCAATAAGGATTTTGCTATTTATGATCTGAATAGGTTTCTATCGACCTATTCTCTTTTTTCGTCTAAACCAGAAATAATTCTCCATGATAAATTCATGGAGATAAAAAATGACAATAAAGTCATAAAGTACATTTATTGTGATCCTCAGTTTATTTTGGTTCCACCTGATAAAAAACTTGACATTGAAGTTGGAGACTATATGTTTTCCATAACTAATGGTGACTTGCAGCAATTGATGAAAGCTATTGCTGTGATGAAGTTTGCCAACATCGAGTTTAAAATGAGTAACGGTGATCTCTCTGTAAGAGCCTTTGATATTAAAAATCCTACAGGAGATGACTTTTCAATAGAAATGCAAACGATAGATAACAAAGCCAATTTCAATGCTGTTTTCAGAACTGAATTGTTAAAACTTATTCCAGACACATATGAAATAAAAATATCTAAAGGTATTGCACAATTTTCTTCATCTGATATGATATATTGGATTGCCGTTGAAAGAGAACATTCTAATTTTAGTTGAGAGGTTTTATTATGAGAAAGATGACAAAGGAAGAAGTCATAAACTACATCGAAAAAATGATTTCTGATTACAAAACTATTCTTCAGTCTGAAGATAGAAATGGATTAAGTGAAGAAGAGGCAAAATTTATTGAAAACGAGATTGTGGTATTTGAAAACATTTTGTTTATGATTTTTTGATAGAAATATTAACATGGAAAAACTAGATACAAATTTTTTGTTTGTTGAAAAATACAGACCAAAAAATATCAATGATACAATTCTTCCAGAAAACATTAAAAGTATTTTTCAGAAGTTTGTAAAAAACAAAAACATTCCAAATCTTCTTTTAGTTGGTAAGGCTGGAGTTGGCAAAACAACAGTTGCTAAAGCTATGCTAAATGAACTTGGTTGTGATTATATGGTAATCAATGGATCAATGAATGGTAACATTGATACCCTGAGAAACGATATTCAACAATTCGCATCTTCTGTATCATTTTCTCCGGGGAGAAAATATGTCATTCTTGATGAGGCAGATTATCTTAATCCTAACTCAACTCAACCAGCCCTTCGTAATTTTATGGAAGAGTATTCAAAAAATGCTGGATTTATATTTACAGCAAACTACAAAAATAAAATAATCGAACCTCTCCAATCCAGATGCTCCTTGGTTGAATTTATAATTCCAAAGGAAGAAAGAAAAAAGATTGCATCTGAAATCTACTCAAGAGTAGAGTATATTCTTAATGAAGAACACATTAAATTTGAACCAGACGTTTTAAAAAAATATGTGATAAAATATTTTCCTGATTTCAGAAGAACCATTAATGAAGTGCAGTATAAGGCATCTTCTGGCGTTTTATCATCAGATTTTTCTGACAGCCTTGATGATGGTAAATTTAAAGAGTTGATGTGTCTTTTGAAAAGCAAAAACTTCTCAGAGATGAGGAAATGGGTAGCTTTAGCTGACATGAGTCCCCATGACCTGTTTAGAAAGTTGTACGACGAATCTCAATCTTACCTTAAAAGCAGTTCTATTCCACAGCTTGTCTTGACGATATCCAAATATCAATACCAATCGTCGTTCGCTAACGATCAGGAGATCAATACTGTAGCATGTCTTACTGAACTGATGGCGGATTGTGTATTTCTATGAACGTTTTCGATTACGTCAAATCAATAACCTACCTTAAACAAGAGGTAGAAGATCTTTCCTCATATGTGCCATTTATTGTAAACAAAGCGTTATCTTATTATCCAGACACTGTATTCTATGCAAATGAGATGAATATATCACAAAATGTTCCCGAAAAAATGCAATACCTGTTTCTACTAAATAGTATATCTAAGGCTAAAAGGTTTTCAAAATGGGAAAAGAAAGAAGAAATTGAAAATTTTACAGCAGTCAAGCTTTATTTTGGCTACAGCGACGAACAAGCCAGACAAGCTATGAAAATTTTAGATACGGGGCAAATTGAGTTGATAAAGTCAAAACTAAAGGGAATTAAAAATGAGTGACATAATTGACACGTTTGTGGAGGTTTCTTTAAAAGAAAAAGACGACTTTTTGAAAATTAAAGAAACTTTAACAAGAATTGGTCTGGCATCTAAAATGGAAAAAAAGTTAACTCAATCGTGCCACATACTTCACAAACAAGGTAAATACTACCTTCTTCATTTTAAAGAACTTTTTGCTCTTGATGGTAAATCTACTGACTTCTCTGACGATGACAAAGCAAGAAGAAATTCAATTATCAAATTGTTAGAGGAATGGGAACTGTTGAAAGTTATCGATTCGAAAAAAATAGAAAGTCCAATAGTTCCAATTTCTTTTATAAAAATAATTTCACATAAAGAAAAGAAAGATTGGATTTTGTGCAGTAAGTATAATATTGGTAAAAAGAGGTAAATATGTTTCAGAATTTATGTTATGTACGCGAACAAGTTGTTGACAATGTAACTAATTGGCTGTGGATTAAAGATGAAAAGGGATTATGGGAAGGGCCTC